TTTTATACTTGACGAAAACATAGACAAGTGTGCTGAAGCTCATGTAGATAAGCACATAGTAAAAATGCCTTTAGAGGCTGCACAAATGCTATGCACAAATCATTGGATAAATAAATATTTAGGACATATACCAAGAAAACTAGAATCAGATGAATGGGCGATTATCAAAGAAGCTAAAAGTAATGAAGTCAGAGACTTTCCTTACTTGCCTACTATGTACAACCACCCTTGCACTATTTGGGCTAGGTGTAGTCTTGATAATTATGAGTGGCTTTTCTGCTATGCGCTCGCACTTAATGACGAGTATAGATACAGATATGGAAAAGAGCATAAATCAGTGCATGAGGTCATACTCAACTTACCAGAATACAATATACCCAGCCACGGACTCACTCCTTTTGCTCAGGCTATGCCAGAAGAACTCAAAGGAGAAAACGCAGTTGAAGCCTATAGAAGATTCTACCACAAAGACAAAGCAACCTTTGCCGAGTGGAAGTTCAGAAACAAGCCCACATGGTGGCTAGAGGAAGAAGCGGATTATGAGAGTCGTATTACAAGATAGTCCCTACATATCAGTATATTTTCCTAGTAATTGGACGAAGGAAAAAATAGATACTTGGTTAGCTAAATGGTATTCATCACGAAATTTAACACACTAGGACATAATGACAACAGAACAAGAACAGAAACAATTTAATGATTACGCTAAGTTCGTAATCAGCACAACATCAGACGAAAGTCTGCACACAATCGCTTTAATAAGCAGACTACACACTTTACAAGAGAAAACAAAAATAGAGTTCCCACAGCTACTTACAGCATCAATCGGTATGCAAGCTGAATCGGGAGAGTTTTCAGAGGTAATTAAAAAAATAATATTTCAAGGCAGAGAATACAACGAAGATGAGAGATTTCACCTTATGCGTGAACTTGGCGATGTACTATGGTATTGGGTTCAAGGTTGCACAGCGTTAGGGTACACTCCACAAGAAGTTATGGAAGAAAATATTAAAAAACTAGAGAGTAGATACCCTAATGGCTTTGAAGTAGCCATGTCTGAAAACAGACAAGTAGGTGATATATGACAAGAGCTTGGAGAAAGAAAGGACAAACTAAAAGAAGAAAGGTAGCTCTTGATACATTAATGAGGTATGAACCTCAAACTAAACAACAAAAGAAAGAGATTGACATATTATATGAGAGGACAAAAAATGCTTAATGTATTAGACGAAAAGTTT